GTACTTTGACCTGTTTAGAACCGATGGTTGGAAACAGTTAATCGAAGAACTACAACAAAACGCTTTTGTAATTAACAGCGTAGAAGCAACTAAAGATGAGAACGATTTGTATGTACGTAAAGGACAACTAAACGTACTTGCTTATCTGATTAACTTTGAAACTGCTACTAATAATAATTACGAAGAGTTAACTAGCGATGATTAAGGTATTTGATTTTCGCTGTACTAACGGACATATCTTTGAAGAATTTGTAGAAGGGAATACTACATCCAGTAGGTGCGGATGTGGAGCCAACGCTACAAAAATCGTATCAGCAACTCAACACATACTCGAAGGGTCTTCTGGGGATTTTCCCGGTAGGCACATGAAGTGGGTACGTGAACACGAGAACGCTGGGCGATCTAGTCGGGAATCCTAGTCTTAGGGCATCTCCCATTTTAATCCTCCATAACCTTAATAATAATAGGCGGGGTAAGTTTATATTATGTCACGAGCACAATTACTTGATGAGCGTCCTGAAGAAGAACCCATCGAAACAACTGAAGAGTTAACTAACAACTCTATTGAGAATCCTGAAGAGGAACAACCTCAAGAACCAGAGTTTAATCTTCCTGAAAAGTACCGTGGTAAGTCTGTTGAAGAACTTGTACAGATGCACCAAGAGCTAGAGAAATTCTCTGGCAAACAGAGTACGGAAGTTGGTGAGCTACGAAGGTTAGTTGATGAACACATTCAGACACAACTCTCAAACCAACAAGCACCTCAACAACAGCAACAAGAAGACGATGAAGTAGATTTCTTTGTAGATCCACAATCGGCTGTTAACAGAGCAATAGCTAACCACCCTAAGATTAAAGAAGCAGAAGCTTACACACAACAGGCTAGACAACAGGCCACTCTTTCACAGTTAAAATCCAATCACCCTGATATGGAGAGTATACTACAAGATCCTAAGTTTGCTGAGTGGATCAAAGGGTCAAAAGTTAGAACTAATTTGTTTGTTCAAGCAGACCAAGGGTACGACTACGACGCTGCACACGAATTGTTTTCTCTCTGGAAAGAAAGAACACAAGCCGTACAACAAACTGCAAACGCAGAGAAAGCAGCCCGTCAGAGTACACTAAAGTCTGCAAGCACAGGCAACGCTCGTGGAACATCAGAAGGATCGCGTAAGAAAATTTATCGTCGTGCTGACTTAATAAAACTTATGCAAACAGACCCTGATCGCTACATGGCGCTACAGCCTGAAATAATGGCAGCGTATGCAGAGAAGAGGGTCAAATAGCCTAACCTTTAAGGAGAATTAAAATGGCTGGTGAAACCTCTGGTGCATATTTTACAGCTAATGCTGTAGTAGACAAAACCGCTGCGGGTACTTTTATCCCCGAAATCTGGTCGGATGAGATCATCGCAGCATATCAAAAGAACCTGAAGATGGCTCCCCTTGTCAAGCGTCTGTCTATGACCGGCAAGAAGGGTGACGTTATTCACATTCCTAAGCCCATCCGTGGATCAGCTAACGCTAAGGCAGAAGCTGTTGCGGTAACCATTCAGGCTAACCTTGAGTCAGAGTTGACTGTCACTGTTGACCGTCACTTTGAGTACTCTCGTCTGATTGAGGACATCGTAGAAGTACAGGCTCTGTCTTCTCTGCGACAGTTCTACACTGAAGACGCTGGCTACCAACTGGCTCTGCAAGTTGACACTGACCTGATTAACGCCGCTACTGGCTTTGGTAACGGTACTCGTACTGCTACTCCTGCCAACACTGGCGCTAACTGGGTAAACAGCAACAGCTTCTACTTCAACAGCACTTCTGGCCTTGCCGCCTACGCTGCTGATACTGTTACTACTGGTGACAACTTTACTGACCTTGGCTTCCGTGAGGCTATCAAGCTGATGGACGATGCTGACGTACCTATGGACGGACGAGTTCTCGTTGTTCCTCCTGCTGTACGTAAGTCTCTGATGGGCATTGATCGTTACGTGTCTTCCGACTTTGTTGGTGGCCGTGGCGTTGAGTCAGGTCTGATTGGTAACCTGTACGGTGTAGACATTTACGTGTCTAGCAACGCTCCGGTTATTGAAGTCGCTGCTCAGAACTCTGCGTCTACTGCTGATACTCGTGGTTGCTTGTTCTTCCACAAGGATGCTTTGGTAATGGCAGAGCAACTGGCTGTACGCTCTCAGACACAGTACAAGCAGGAATACCTGTCTACGCTGTTTACGTCTGACACGCTGTACGGTGTTGAGACTTACCGTCCCGAAGCAGGATTCATCCTGTCTGTTTGCGACGAGTAAACTCTACGGGGGTCGTAACTGGCCCCCTTTTATTTAAACGTCTTGATAACAGGGTGTTTAACTAAAAGTTAAATAGGATAACCTTATGACTAATTACGTAAAGTTTACTAATTTTACTGTTAAAGATTCTCTGCCTACGGGTGACACTAATAAGGTTATTCGTGGTGCAGAGTTTGATACAGAATTTGATTCTATTGCTACGGCAGTAGCGACTAAATCTAATAGTGCTAGTCCTACGTTTACTGGTACTGCTACGTTTGATGGGATTACTGCTACAGGAACTGTTAATCTTTCTGGTCTTAGTGTTACATTTTCTCAGCTTGACGCTGGAGCAGTTACTTTATCTTCTGAAACTTTTTCAGATGTAGATAATCAAATACCGACTAATGCGGCAGTAATTGACTACGTTGCTAGTGCTATTCCGGGCATTGCAGAAGTAAACGATCTCACTGCTGTTGTAACGTGGGCTGACGTACCTGACGCAAACATTACAGAGTCTAGTGTTACTCAACATCAGGCGGCTTTGTCTATTACCGCTAGTCAGCTTAGTGACGTTACTGCTACTGCGACAGAGCTTAACTACGTTGATGGCGTTACGTCTAATATACAAACGCAGATTGACAATATCAACCCAAGCCCGATACACACCGCTACGGCATCAGGAACCTTGGCAAACGGGGACGTGGTTATCGTAAACAGTGACGGTACTGTGAGTGCAATCACCGGGGTTACGCAAAGCGCGGGATCAGACGCGACTTATGTAAATAACGGCAGTAGACCAACTAGCACATCGGTTACCTATGATACCAATGAAAACAAGGTGGTCGTAATTTATAAGGATGCTGGCAACTCAAATTATGGAACAGCTATTGTTGGGTCTGTTTCTGGGTCAACAATTACATTTGGAACCGCAGTGGCATTTACAAGTGTTGGCATAGGCAGTACAACCAGCGCAGTTTTTGACAGCAGTAACAATAAAGTAGTTATTTCTTATATTAACAGTTCAACAGGGTACGGCGAGTCTATTGTTGGAACCGTGAGCGGAACCTCTATTTCTTTTGGTACTGCTGTTGTGTTTAATAGTAGCGCTACATATAACGTCCGTAGTGTTTTTGATAGCACAAACAACAAGGTGATACTTTACGGAACATGGACCGGTAGCAGTCTTGTTTACGCAATAGTCGGAACTGTAAGTGGAACAAGCATTAGTTTTGGCACTGCTGTGACAGTTGGTGTTGTCACTACTAATTCACTGTCGATAGGTTTTGATTCTAATGCTGGAGCGGCGGTAGTGACTTATAGAGACGGCACCTCTACACAGGCTAAGGTAGCTACTGTATCAGGAACATCTATTAGTTTTGGAACAGCAACAGCATTACTAAGCGGAGATTATGCGAGGTGGGTAGTTCCTATTTTTGATTCGTCTAATAATAAAATGGTTATTTTTTATGATAATAATTCGCAAAACAGGGCAGAGGTCAAAGTCGGGACTGTTAGCGGCACTAGCATAACTTTTGGCTCCGCTGTCGATACGGGATTTGATTCGGTTGGTGCCGACGGCTATGCAACGGGAGTTTTTGATTCGCTCAGAAATAAAGTGGTTTTGGCTTATACCCTGCAAAGCCCTAATGGTCGCTATATAGTATCTGGAACCGTAGACGGAACCAACGTTACGCTTGATTCTCCCTTGTCCATCGGGGGATATATAGCATTTCTTTTTTCGGGTTCTGTTTTTGATCCAGACAGTAATAAAACAATTATTGCTTACGTTGACGATGACACAGATACAGGCGAAGCGTTTGCTTTTACAACAGGGTTTACAACACTCACCTCAGAAAATTACATCGGAATTTCTAATGCGGCCTATGCTGACACGGCGACAGCTACCATTCAGATCGTAGGGTCTGTTGATGACGCTCAAAGCGGATTGACTGCTGGGCAAGCATATTATGTTCAAAATGATGGCTCACTTGGTACAAGCGCAAGCGCCCCGTCAGTATTTGCGGGAACCGCTGTTTCAGCGACAGAGCTTATTGTTAAGGGGTAGTCTATGAAAACTATTGTTAAAACTGACAGTAACACCTCTGCTTATCTTTTTGATGACGAAAAAGAGGTCAATATGCAGACCAATCAAATTAACGTCGGAGATCCTAGCAATCTCGACTTTATTATTGGCGATCTTAATTCTCAAAATGCTGTCTTATATGAAAATGTCACAAACGCCCCTAATGATTGGTTTGGTGGCAAATATACATTTGATGGGGCAACGTGGACGGCTGTACCCGGATGGGTAAACCCATTATCAGAGTAAACAATGAATGGACCCTGTATCGTTAGTAGCAATGGCGTCTACAGCGTTCAAGGGCGTACAGGTTCTTGTATCTAAAGGCGCAGAGATTGAACACGTAGCTCAAAAGCTAGGTCAGTGGTACGGATTAGTTTCTGACTTACGTGAAGCAGAGAAGGAAGCAGAGAACCCACCGTTGTTCAAGAAGTTGTTTGACGGTGAATCTGTAGAGGCACAGGCGTTAAACGCTGTCATAGCCAAGAAGAAGATAGAGGAACAAGAGAAGCAGATCAGAGAGTTAATCATGTACTCTTACGGTCAAGACACGTACAACGAAATGATCCAGATGCGTCGTGACATAAGAGCCAAACGTGAACAAATGATCTACAAGCAACGAAGAAAACAAAGACGTATGCTAGATGTATCAGCAATTATTATGGGCCTAATGGTCACCGCTGGGATTATCTGGACAACCATAAGTGTTATACAAGGGGTTAGTAATGGATGAGTCCGCAAAGCAAGTTGTTGATGTAATGAGCGTAGGTACTATGTTAGGCACTATCAGTGCAATCCTGCCGCCTATATCTGCTATGTTTACTATTATATGGGTAGCCATAAGAATATGGGAAACAGATACAGTACAGGGATTCAGGAACAAGGACAAAGACTAAGGTATGTGGACTGCACTGATCGGACCTATCGCTGGACTCGCTAAGACTTGGATTAACAACAGGCACGAGCAGTCACAAGCCAAACACGTAGCTAAGATGGAAGTCATTAAGAACACAGCTACGTGGGAACAAGAGATGGCAGCGGCTAGTGCAACCTCGTGGAAAGACGAGTGGTTTACTGTAGTCCTGTCGTTGCCTCTGTTGGCTGTGTGTTACGGAGTTGCTATGGATGACTTGAGTATTATGCAGAGGGTGGGGCTAGCTTTTGTTGAGCTAGACAAGCTACCTGATTACTACCAGTACTTGCTTTACGTAGCAGTCACGGCCAGCTTTGGCATACGTGGTGCTGACAAGCTGATGCAGATGAAGGGTAAGTAAATATGGCAACAGACGAATTAGATATTTTTGCTGATACTACCAACGAAGCTACTGGTTTAGAAGATACTACTTCTATTAGTGAAATAGAACAAACTTTTCCTGCTGATAATACAGATCAATATGGCGGTATGATTGATGCTGAAGCTACGTTTACAGATGCTAGTCAATATCTAGGAGTTAGCAAAGAACAATGGTTTGCTTTTGTTGAAGAAGTAAATGACATTAAAGCTCAAATGAACGCTTTTGAGGGGAATGCAGCTCGTGTAATGCAAGAACGAAGCATTCCTAATGCTGTTTTAGATCGACGTATTGCTGTGTTAATGAATCAAAACCCCGGTATGACTGCTGAAGAAGCTAGGGCACAAGTAGAATCTAACCCAGAGTATCAACAGATGGTTGAAACTAATGAGCAGTATGAAGCGTTAAATGCCCGACTTAATAAACTATATGAGTCTGTAGGTTTAAATTCACAAGGCAGTATTACAGGGTCTGATAAAAGTATTGAAGGCGGCGAAGTTAGATTTGATTTAGATACAGGAGCAATTGAATTTGTTGAAATTGGTAGTAAGTTTGGAGCCGGTATTGTTTTAATGGCTGCTGCAGCAGTTTTTTCTGGTCCCTTAGCTACTGCATTGGGTCCTGCTAGTGCAGGCGGTGCCGGTATATTTTCTTCTGCAGCGGCGGCTAATGCAGCATCTGCTGCGATTATTAGCTCTGCATCTCAACTGGCTGCTACTGGCAAGTTAGATATTGGTAAGGCTCTTGTATCAGCCGCAATATCATATGGCGGTGCCCAACTTGGTGATGTTATTAAAAGCAGCAGTGCCGTAGGAGATATTGTATCTCAGATTCAATCTACAACTGATGCGGCAGTAGATTTTTTAAGCCAAGGAAATTCTTTAGCAGAAGCTGCAATTCGTGCTGGCGGTATGAGTATGTTAACTCAACTTGTTACTACTGGCGAAGTTGACATGACTGAAGCAGCAATAGCAGCAGTTATATCAGGCGGGGCTGAAGCCGTTCAACAACTTGCAACAGCGTCTGGGCAGCCTGTTGATGAGTTTATGGCCGACTTGCAAGAACAAGATGAGTTTGTACAAGCTGCAATAGACGCAGATATTAAAGATCCTTTTTTAAATCCTAACTACACTACTGTAGGTGACGGGTTAATGGTCAATCCAGCAGGCGATGTATTTAACTACGCTGGTGATAACTTAGGCAATATGTCTACATTAGACACGAACAATGATGGTCAGTTATCAGGGGTAGACTTACAAGAAGTTACTACTGATGTTGCAGCTAAAAACATTTATAACTATCAAATGGATGATCCTGTTTATGTTGATGAAAACGGAGTCCCGGTAGACCCGAATCTGGTTAGATTTGGCCCTGATGGATATGTTGGTTATGACGCTGCTGGAAACCAAGTAACAGTTACCCAAAAATATTATGATGAAGTATTTGGTGGTGGTAAAGGTAATTTAGTTTGGACTTCTGAGGGTGGAACAGACGGCTACATTAGTTATGAAACTGGTGAGTTAGCTTATAAAAAAGTAGGAGGTCAGTGGGTTGATGCTCAAGGTAATGTAGTAGATGATCCTCAAACTGTTGACGAACTAACTATGATAGCAGCTAAGGCTATCGATGAGCCTTTAGAGTCTGTTGAGTACTTTAATCAATCTGGTAATCCAATTACTTATAAATATCCTCCTGCTGGGCTACAAGATAATTTTGAACAAGGTCAGTTTTCTGGTCTTATTTTTGGTCCTAACGGTGAAATTAGTGAGGTATGGTACGATCCTGTAACTAACACTGAGTATGTTAAAGCACAAGGCACTACTAAAATTACAGCCATTAGAACTCCTGATACTCCACCAAAACCAGTAGACCCTACAAAAGTTACAGATGTTACAGACGTTACAAAAACAACACAATCCGGTGGACAAGAAGTTGCTGATAAAACTGCTAATGCTATAGCTACTGCCACAAACACTAATCAAATTAATGAAACAATTGCTTCAGCAGGCCAACAAGGTGCTTCTGCTTCACAGTTAGCTAACGCAATTAACGCGGCTGTTGCTGCTGGCACAATATCTGCGGAACAAGCCGCTGCTGCTTTAGGTGCTATTAATGTAACGGCATCTGTAGATCAAAGCACAACAAGCATTTCTACAGGCGCTGGTGGTATGCTGACGAGTGGTGATGGTGTAACTACTGGTGATGTAACTACTATTGGTGATGTAACTACTACTGGTGGTGATGGTGTAACTACTGGTACTGGTGGTGATGGTGTAACTACTGGTACTGGTGGTGGTGGTGTAACTACTGGTACTGGTGGTGGTGGTGGTGTAACTACTGGTAGTGGTAACGCTGGTACTAAAACTTATTCAACAGCGGTTACAGGCGCTCTTGGTGGTGCTATAACTACAATAGCAGGCACGGGAGATCCCGGTACAGGTGACCCCGGTACAGGCGATCCCGGTACAGGTGGCCCTGAAACTGGAGGACCGCCCGGAATTGAAGTACCAACCGGAAAAGACGGAAGAGATGGTGTATCAAGCAGACCGTTTACTCCTTACGAATTTAAAGGTCTTTCGTACCAGACACCAACAATACAAGAAATAGTTCAGAATCCTAACATTGATTACTCGGCTTCTCTTGATCGTATTATTAATCAAGGTATGTTTGGAAAATATATATGACATATTTAAATCTAGTAAACAACGTACTTAGGCGGTTACGAGAAGATGAAGTAACCACTGTTAACAGTGACACGTACAGTTCTATGGTTGGTGACTACATTAACGATGCTAAACAGATTGTAGAAAACGCATGGGATTGGTCTAATCTTAGGTCTACTCTAACAATCTCTACAGTTGCTGATGATTACACTTACTCGTTAACTGGCTACCAAGACCAAGGTAAAATCTTAAACATTATTAACGACACATCTAATATTGTTATGGAGTACAGACCACAAGAATGGTTTGACGATAAGTTTTTTGTTAACACTCCTGCTTCTGGTGCACCTCAATATTACACCTTTAGTGGTGTTGACGGTTCTGGTGACGCACAGATTGATGTGTATCCCAAGCCTGATGGTGTTTACTCTTTGAAGATTAAAAGCGTTATTAGAAACGTAGAGCTAAGTAACGACAGTGATACACTGGCTATTCCTAGTCAGCCTGTAATCCATATGGCTATTGCTATGTTAGCTCGTGAGCGTGGTGAGACAGGTGGTACATCAACACCAGAATACTTTGCTATTGCTGACAAGTATCTGTCTGATGCTATTGCTCTTGATGCACAAAAACATCCTGAAGAAACTATTTGGTTTACACCATAGGGAGATACTAGATGGCCCAGCCTCTACAAAGTATTAATCTAGTTGCTCCTGCGTTCAAAGGGATCAACACAGAAGACTCTCCGCTTGCACAAGATCCTTCTTTTGCGGAGATTGCAGATAACGCTGTTATTGATAGACGAGGCAGGCTCGCATCAAGAAAAGGAAACCAAGTAATTACAGAAGACAAAACTGTTCTTGGTACAGATTACATTAGCACTATTCACGAGTTTTACGATAACGCTGGTAACGAGGTAATCTTTAGTACTGGTAATAACAAGATTATGACAGGTACGACTACACTGGTTGATGCTACACCGGGATCGTACACGATTACAGCTAACGATTGGAAGATAATTAACTTTAACAATTACGCTTACTTTTTCCAACGTGGCTACGAACCTCTTGTGTACAGCAACAGTCTAGGCGCAGTAACCAAGATGTCTAGTGTTGCTGGTGCGTCTGTATCGGCAGCACAATATGCTCACGAAGCCATAGCTGCATACGGTCGTGTATGGTGTGTAGGCAACGCTACAAATGACAACACAATCTACTGGTCTGACCTGTTGATAGGACATGACTTTACTGGTGGTTCTAGTGGTTCTATTGACGTATCTAAAGCATGGCCTAGCGGGTTTGACAAGGTTGTAGCTATAGCGGCACACAACGGCCTGCTAGTTATCTTTGGTGAGCATAGCATTATTACGTACAGTGGTGCAGAAAGCCCCGCTACTATGGCGCTACAAGACACAATACCAAACGTAGGCTGTGTTGGTAGAAAGACTGTGCAAAACATTGGTACAGACTTGTTGTTCTTAAGCGACGATGGTTTGCGTAGCTTGGGACGTTCTATTCAAGAAAAGTCTCTGCCTATGTCTGACCTAAGTAGGAACGTCAAGCAAGAGATTATTGCTTACATTGCTACAACAACTGAACCTATTACATCTGTGTACAGCCCAGAGAATTACTTTTATCTTTTGTCTTTCCCAGATGTGAATCTATCTTTTTGTTTTGATCTTAGAGGGGTTTTAGAAAACAACTCTTACAGGGTAACAAGATGGCCTAGTGTTAACTTTAAGTGCTACCACAGAGACAGGAACGGTGACCTGTACATAGGGACTACTGCTGGTATTGGTAAGTACTTTGGTTACTTTGACAACAACGAAACTTATCGTTTTCGTTACACAAGTCCCGGTCTTACGTTTGGTGACCCTTCTAAAATCAAAATGCTGAAGAAGGTACGGCCTACTATTATTGGTGGCAACAACGCCAACATTATTCTCAAGTGGGCGTATGACTTTAAAACAGCAACCAACTCTAGAGTGTTTACAGTAAGTGATCTTATTCCCGGTTTTTACGGAGAGTCAGAATACAACGTAGCACAGTACTCTGAAGGCGAGCTTGTAAACAGAAAAGCGTTAAACACTACTGGTTACGGAACCGTAGTTACTGTTGGGATTGAAACAGACATTAACGGTTACGGGTTGTCTATACAAGAAATGAATGTACTAGCACTAGTAGGTAAGACGTTATGAAGAATTATAATAAGAAAAGAGGTATTTGCTAATGCCACTAATTACAAACCCACAGGCACAACAATTTGTTTCAGGCGCTGCCGGTTTATTAGATACGTATGGCGCACCTATTGCTGGTGCTGGTGCTATCCTGAATGCGTATAACCGTCTTGGAACAATTGGTGAATCTGCTCAACAGGGCGCTCAAGCTATTGCTGCCCAGCAGTTAGCACAAACACAGTTTCAACCTTTTGGTCTTACTACAAGCACTGGCTCAAGCTTTAACTACGATCCTGTTACCGGTCAAGCAGGTTTTTCTCTAGGCGGTGTAGAACAGCAGGCACAAGGTCTTGGGTTGAATGTTTATAATCAGTTAATGGAAACAGATCCTGAAGGTGCTGCAAGGATGATAGGGCTAGGCGATACCTTAGCCAGCACAGGTGAGACTATTCTTGGTCAACAAGCATTTGGTATACCTCAAGCAGAGTTAGCTTCTGGTCAGGCTTACGGTATGGGCCAGCAGTTTATGCGAGGCGCTCAAACACAGCCGATGGATATTAACTTGTTGCGTGGTCAGTTTGCTGGTCAAGTTCCGGGTATGTTGGCACAACAACCTAGCCGTCAGATAGGCGCTCTTGGTTCACAGGCTCTTAGCTTAGGCGCTAGGGGTTTACAAACAACAGCACCTCAAGATGTAGAAGCATTACGTAGACAGTACGGAGCGTTAGCTGGACAATCAGCACAAGACGTTCTGATGCCTACAGGGGCTAGAGAGCAGGATGTGTACAACCGTATCAGGGCTACACAGCTTGGAGAAGAAGAAAGACAGAGGCTTGCACTAGAGGAGCGTTTGGCTAGTCAAGGACGCTTGGGTGTTCGTACTTCTATGTTTGGCGGTACACCAGAACAATTTGCTATGGCTAAAGCACAAGAAGAAGCACAGAACCAAGCATCGCTGATGGCTATGCAACAGGCCCAACAAGAACGACAGCAAGCACTAGGCACAGCACAGACTCTTGGTGGTATGTTTGGTCAGCAGGCTGGTTTGTCTAACACGTTGCAAAGTGCAGCACAACAGAGAGCAGCACAACTTTCACAACTAGGACTGTCTGCTAACCAGATTGAAAGCCAGCTTAGGTCTGAAGGTCTAGGCAGAGCGGCTACAGCGGCAGGACAAGCAGGATCACTAGCGCAGATTGCTGGTGGATTACAAGCACAACAAGCTGGTCTTGGTCTTCAGTACACAGGGTTAGGTTCTACGTTGGCGCAACAACGTCAGGCTCTTGATGTAGCTAATCAAGCACAAGCACTACAGGCACTGCAAGCATCGCAGGGTATGTACACAGGTGCAGAAGCACTACGAGGCGCACAACAACAACGAGCAGCACAAGCTCTTGCGTCTGCCTACGTCCCACAAGCACAAGCCATGCAGGCTCTACAGGCATCTTCCTTGTTCCCGCAGTTACAACAACGTGGGCAACTCCAAGGTGCTGGTCTGTTTGGTGAAGCATCTATGGGCGGTCTTGAAGCGTTGTTGGCCTCTGGTGTTGGTCAGGCTAACTTGATGGGACAAGTGGGTACTGGTTTGTTGTCAGGCAGTATGGGCGGTAGTGGTGGCGGCAGTGGTGGTGGTAGCACAGGCACTATAACTGACCTATTAAAAACCCTTGGTATTATTCCTTAATAATATAATAATGCGTATACAAAAAAGTACAGTATAAGAGGAAGTATCATGGCAAGATTTGGTGAAAGATTTTTAAGCAGTCTGACTACTCCCGGTTACGAATTAACAGGCGTAGGTAAAGCTATTGGTGAAGCGCCTGAACGAAGAAGACGCATGGGTATGTTTAACGAGGCTATGGAGACAGGAGACTATAGCAAGTTAAACCCTTTGATTATGCAAGCAGCGGCACGGTCTGGTGATCCTATGGCTATGGCACAAGCTGCATTGTCTACTCGTAAATTAACAGAGTCTTCTGTTACTAGGCAAGTAAACGGTTTAGAGCTACAACGTAGTGAGTTGTTTAATGCTGGTGATATAGACGGCGCTAAAGAAGTTGAAAGACAAATGGCAGAGTTGTTAGCTAACGCTGGCATGGATCCTAGTGGCGTTCAAGGGCGTACAGCATCAGCGTACTTTGCGGGTATCAAACAACAAGCAGACATTTTAAACAATCAAGCTACTTTAGTTACTAATGATCTAGAGACAATTGCTAGGCAGTTTGGTATTGATTCTGAACAATATGAAACAAAAGCACAATCATATATTAATAATAATATGGGTGAAGCTGTAAGCACACACCAAGATAATTTTTTAGAGAGGGAGGCTTTTAGAGCAGAGCAATTAGAAAAACTTAAAAACAATGAACCTTTATCTAAAGAAGAGCTTAAATTTTTAGTAGATGCAGGAGCTGATGAAGGGTTGTTAAAAGGTCAATCGAATGCACAAAACAGACGTTTGTATACTAACTTAAAAACAACTGAATTAGAAAATAATTTAAAGGCTCGCGCTCCTATTGCTACTAAACTACAAGCACAAGGACACGTAGACTTTGCTATAGACTCTCTTGCTAAAAAGTATGACTACATAGATATATTTCAAGACGATCTTAAATCAGAAATAGAAGAAGAAATGACTCAAGATGATTACGATCAGCTTTATGGTCTTGTTATTAATGCTAAACCTAGCGAAGTAGAAGGCATTGTAGAAGATTGGATGAGTAAAAGATTTAAAGCTGAGTTTGATAGGTCTAAAGCATCATACGAACGTAGGCAAGATATTCAAACTTTAACAGCTACTATGATAAAAGAACAAGCAGTTCATAAAGGACTTCTAACAGAAGATCAAGACATTAGTGAGCTTACTCCTGTTCAAAGACGTATGGTTCAAGATGAAGTTAACGCTGCATTAAGGAACGAGCAAATAGCTCCCGTTGGTATTGAATCTGCTTTATTTTAAATGAGACTTTAGCATATGGCTGAGTTAGAAGCAAGAACAGCGCCTACTGCGTCAAGTGATCTTCCTACGTGGATGAACGATCCTGCGGTGCTTGATATGTTAGACGGTTTGGGTGTTGATCCTTATCAAGCAGCGCCTAATTTTAATCTGTGGTTTGATACAGTAAAAGAGATTGAGTCTAGCGGTGGTTGGAATACGTACAATCCGTTTTCTTCTGCTAGAGGACCGTATCAAATACTGAAAGGTTCTTATCCTGTTATGCTTAGGAGAGCTATTCGTGCTTATAAAAAAGCCGATGTTGAACCTCCTAAATGGATGACTGATGCTCTTGCAGACAAAGACAGAGATCCTGCTGATTTATCTGAAGATGAAGTTAGACGTTTAATAATGTTTGACATACAGCAACGTCCTCAAAAAAACAAAGAGGGTGTTGGTACTGACAAGTTGATTGCTGATTTAGCTAATGGCAATTGGGATGCAGGCCAAGACTTGTATTTGGATCATCACCATACAGATAGAACAGATCAGCCCACCTTGGAGCGAAGCAATGAAAAGTTTGCTGAGGTAGAAGACCAAGTAGTTGTTCCTTTTAAACCTGAACCTCTTGGGCCTAAAGCTTTACAGGCGCTTGAGCAGTTTAAACAAGATCCTTCTTTACTTAAGACCATTGCTGTAGACGCTACTCCTGTACCTGAATCTTACATATCTTCTGGTTTACTCAAAGAAATAGAAACACCACAACGTGCTGGTAGGTTTCCTGAAGTAACTGTTGATGCACAACGAGTTGATCCTACGCCTCCTCCTTTACCAGAGTTGCAAGAGGTAGTACCTACTCAGCGTGGGCAGATACCTATTCCTCAAAAACCTACTGTTCAAGAAGTAACAGTACCACAACGTGCTGGTCGTTTTCCAGAAATAGACGTAACTGCACAGAGAGTAGACGAAACTCCACCGCCTTTACCAGAGCTAGAAGAAGTAGTACCTACCCAACGTGGTCAAGTTCCGATTCCTAAAAAAGATATTGCTCCTAAAGTTATTGAAGCAGCAAAAGAACTTAAATCTCTTTATGAAGAAATGGATAAACTTGATCCTAAGTATCGTAAGAAAACTTTACGAGAGGTAGATGTACCTGATCGACCCTTAAAAGAAGCAGAAGTTAAAGCACAACCCGTACAAGAACGGCCACCTGAAGTTGATTTAGCAACGCCTACTGAAAAAGATACTACTAATCCTGCTATCTCTCCAAAAGCATTGGCTGCTGCTAGAGAGCTTCAAAGTATGCGTAATGCCCGTGGCGCTGGTTTAGCCACAGAACTTGGAGAAGGATTAACACTGGGTCTTCTTGGTGAAATTGTTGCTGGTGGTACTGCGCTTACTTCAGACAAGTCTTATGCAAGAGCTAAGGCTGAATACGAAGTAGCACGAGAAGAGTTTAAGGCTACTGATCCTGCGGCGGCGCAGTTTTCTATACCACTAGAAATTGCTGGTTCTCTTCCTACTGGTTCGTTCTTGTACAAAGGACTAACAAAAGCAGGCATGGGTTTAGTTGGCGCAACAGCTACAGAAGGCGGTTTGTACATGGCCGCTACTGGTGAAGGTTTTGATGATCGTCTTGCTCGTGGTGTTGGCGGTGCAGCCTTTGGTGCTGCGTTTGGTCGTTTGTTTCAAGGCATCAGCAATCCTGCTAATGGTAAACTAGCAAAGACTCCTGAAGAGTTATTTGAACTACAGGCTAATGCTAATGCAAAAGCTATTAGTGGAGCTAAAATTGCAAGACCTACGGCTGACATTACCGATGACGAATTAGCAACACAACTTCTTATCAGGGAAACAGAGTATTTGTCTGACGTTATTGCTAGACAAGGACGATTACCTCAAGAGCTAGGCACTACGTTTTATCAACGTATGGCTAAGTATGCTGAAGACATGGGTATTAGTGGTAGGCAATACAATAAAGTTATTCGCAGTGACAAAGCTATAAAGAATATTCGTGCTTTGATTGATGAGCGTGGAGCAAAGAAAAGTCTTGAAGAACTAAACGTGTTGCGTCAAGAACTTCTTGATCGTGTGTCTAGTTTTGTTTTGCGAGATGGCGCTAAGACAGTACCAGAAGCACAGTCAATCATAGCTAGGTACAGACAGTTTGTTTCTCCTACTTCTACTCTTGCTGAGACAATGGTAGGTAATGCTTTTGCTCAACGTATCATTAGAGCTATGAACAGGGTAACTCGTGAGCAAGTTTACTTGGATAAAATGTGGAAAGGTATGGAACCGTTTCGACAGCTTGCACAGAACCCTAAGTTTAATGACGCTATGCACGATGCAGTTAACGCAGAAAACATAGGTGAAGCAGCGGCATTACAAGCACTACAAAAAGCAAAAAACATGGCTGTTACTAAAATAGGTAAAGGCGCTGATGTTAGGCTTCAACAGTTTATTGACGATGCCTATGAGTTTAACAAGCGATACAGGACAGAAGTAACCAGTGGTGTTTTGTCTAACGTGTGGATGCACTCAACTCCTACTTTAATTATGCGTGATGTAGGTTTAAAGCGTCCTATGGCTGCTGGCAAAGCTAAAGATGCGGCGTCAAAAGTACGAAGCCGAAAGACTATGGCTGAATGGCGTAAAGCGCAGGCAGCGAAACCACCAGAAAAACAGTTAGACATGGCTAATATTTTTGATTCTCATTGGACATGGCAGAGACAGTCTCTTACTAGAATGGAGCTAGGCGCACAGCTTGGTTTACGTACTCATGGTAAACCATTAGAGGCTTTAACACCTTCTCAGATACAGAAGAGAAAGGCTGCTAAGAAAGCTAAAAAGAAAGGTGCTAGTGATCTTGAGGCTACTGCTAGGTTTGAGGAAGGCGGTACGTTAAAACTGTTCGATGAAAAAATTATTGAAGAGTCATTGAAGAGGCAGGGTTACTCACCCTTACAAATAAAGAATGCTATATCTATTATTGATAATCTTGGTGTCGATGCTAACAAAGCTATGTCCGCAGAGTTGGATATGGTTCGTAGTCTTGGCTATGTAGGGACTATTGCTAATCCTTACGGCGCATTAATGAACGTACATGATTTGTTTAACGCATCGTTTGAGTTAGGTATTGGAAACGTACTCCGTTCTTTGTTTAGCAAAGAAGGCATACAGTTTAGCCCGTCTGATATGGGACTAGCTAGACAGGTCTTTGGTGAATTTGTACGTAAAGCTCGACGGGGTGAGACAACAACAGGTAATCAGTTCTTAGAGAATCTTGTTGCTGGTAGTGCTGATCTTCTTGATTGGTCTATGAAGTGGTCTGGTTTTGCCAAGCTTGATCGTTTTGGTAAAAGCAAAATTATGGGTGCTTCTTTTAACAGAGCAAAACAAGATATAGCTAATGGTTCTTTTGATACGAAGTGGCAGTACAGTTTTAGTAGAGGAGAACTAGACCAGTTAAAGAGAGACATACTGGCTGGTGCAGAGACTGAGTTAGTTCGTGACTTGGTTATGTTTGACTTATTTAAACTGCAACCCATCAACGCTGCTGCTCAGACTTCGTTTGGTTTAGCTAATCCTAATGCTCGTATAATGTATATGCTAAAAGGTTTTGCTATTAAACAGCTTGACTTACTAGAGCGTAGAATTATAGGGGAATGGAAGGCAGGAAACAAAGAGCAAGCTTTGAAAAACGCAGCTAAGTACCTTGTCATATCAGGTGGTGGCTATGGTCTTGTTAATGAAAGCCGACAAGTTTTGAAAGGAGAAGCACCTGATGCAGAGCAGGCGGCATGGAGTGCTTTGTATCAAGTAGGTTCTGTTATTACTCTTGGTGCTATGGGTGCTAATGATTATGGGTACGATAAGTTTATGAACGATCCTGCTAATGCTATGTTGAGCAACCTCTTCCCTCCTGTTACAGCTACATTCCCTGCCGCAGTTTTAAAAGATATGGCAGAAACTGTAAGAACAGGAGATCCCATTCCAAATCAATCTATAAAAGCTTTACCGCTTGTTGGTAAAATTGCAGACGGAGTAATTAACGAATGAACGACAAAGATCACAGTGTATCATACACATCTATAGACTATCACACTATGTGTCAGCGTTCTAAAGATCAAATAAAAAGAATGCAAGCTCAAGGAATACCTACGCCCCATGACCCGAAAGACAAGCCAGAGGACGTAGGCAAGCGTGATGGTTACTCTATTATCTTTATGTCATAGCTCACAGTTGTTACCTGTACAGGCTAACTGCTGACTACCTTCAGTCATATCAGAATCCTCACTGATGTCCCAGTTGATCTCAGTGGGGAAGTCTTTCTTTAGTTGGTTGTACGTTTTCGTATCAACAGGTTCATATGGTGCTTGTTGATATGTGTGGTCTGAGTACGGTAAGAAGCTGATACCAGATACCTTATCGAACTTGTTGTACAGCCACTGTCCCACCTCCAGAAACTCATCGTCACGATAGTAACAAGTCATTGATGGTTTGTGTTCACACCATTCGTCCTGATATATCTCCCACAGTTCTAGCTGTTCCATAGCACCCATCTCTGAGGCTGTCACAGCGCCCTCTGGAGAGGCGATAGGGAAGCTGAATACCCTAGTACTGGGGGACATCACATCGTCCTCCACAGGGACGTTAGCGGCCTCTAGGACGGCACAAAGTGGGTCGCGAGCGTCTGCCCTAACTCTGCGTATGTACTGAGCAGAATAACGAGGATGAATCCCACTAGCAGAATCAACCAACTGGCTAACAGTGCCTGAAGGCTTAACTGCAGTGATAGCGG